GCGCTGCACCGTGAAGGGGATCTCGTTCACGATGTTGCCGATGTTCACGCTGCTGCGGTTGTCGTACAGGTGCGCAGCCTGCAGCAGCACGGCGTGGCGCAGGGCGGCGGGGATGTTGGCGCTCGCTGCGCCATAGCCCGCGGTGAAGTTCACCGTCACGTCGAGCGCGCCAGTGCCCAGCGTGGCCGGCCAGGACGAGGTGCTCTTCAGCACCACGCGGCCGATGTTGTCCACGCTGTAGGCGTGGTACTCGCTGCTCGCCAGCGTCTGCGTCGCGCCGGCGGTGTCGCTGTAGGTGATGCTGGAGACGCTCAGCCAGGGCGAGCGGGGCAGGATGATCTGCCCAGACGCGGGGAACTCCTCAAGCTGGTAGGAGAACGCCCGGGTGATCAGGGCACGCCGAGTCTCGTTTTCAATGCACTGCGTGGCCGTGAGCACGAGCGTGGCGATGTATGCGTCGTCCTGCGCGTGATAGACACGCGCATGCGTCTTCAGGTCGCTGGTGCTCACGGCCGCGGTAACTGCGCCTGCGTCGGTCAGGTTCGTTTTCATGCAGTCACCAATGCGTTGAGAATCAAATCCGCGGCAATGGTGTAGCCATCGCTGGTGTCCTTTGTGCCAGTTGGGAACGAGCCGGACGAATATCCGCCGCTCAGATGCACGGTGTTTGCGGTGGAATAGTAAGTCCTGGTGCCGCCTGTTCCCCGATTGCACTGCGCATAGTTCAGGAACTGCTTGACATCCACCACCGTCATGTCGGTGTTGGTTTGCACCATTTGGTTCGCAGCAGCACGAACAGCGACGAGGTTTCCAGCTGAACCGGATGAACTACTGTCATCAGAATTGCGAGGTACTCCAACCCACGAAACGATTGCAAGGTCTGACGCGGGATACCCGAGCGCAGTCCACGCCGCCTTGTAGGTGTTCCAAACGCTGATATGCGCCGCGGTCCAAGTTGAACTTGTATCGTTCCCGTTGATGCCGCTGTGCATCAGGATCAGAACGCGCCCAGTTCCTCCGGCAGCAATCTGACGCTCGCGCAATTCCTGCAATTGTGTTTGCAGCAGGGTGCTGCCAGTCGCAGAAATCTGCGACGCAATTTCTGTGCTGGTGTATCCAGCGAAAAATCCGTGAGAATGAACAGCCCACCCCTTGCGCTTGCAATACATCGATTGGGAATGAATTGCGATTGGCCCGACGCTTTGGGAGTTGCCATCTCCAAACGGTGACGCGCGCTGAGTTTCACCACTCCTTGGGGTGAACGAATGCTCCGTAACTGCAAACGATGGCGCGCCTGTATTTGTATTCACAACGCTTGAACGAGCGATGTTTGTAACGGTATAAGGTGATGCCTCAAGTTCGCCTCGCACATTTGGCTGGAACTTTCCCGAGCCGGTATCAAAAGTTCCGAATCGAACGCGGTACCAAATGGTCAAGGCGTTGCTCGTCAGCGGGTGCGAGGAGTCAATCGTCATGCCGTGATAATGATCCTGATATGCGTTTGAGGATGTCGATGAGATGTATGCCCATGCCTGTTTGTACACAGGTGTACTACTGGTGCTCCCATAGCGCACATATGTGAGAGAGCCGCTGACGCTTGGAGTCCAGCCAGCAAACGCAGTAGAGCCGCCGGATGTATTTCCGTTCAGGCAGTTGCCGTTTGCCGCCTTGACAAAAATTCCACCGCTCCAAAAATCCAAGAAGTACGTGCTGGTGTAGTCATCCATGATCGGAACCACAGGCGTTCCGTAGCATGTCCAGCCCTTCAATTTGAGTGCTTCTTGGAAGCCGCTGTTGTAGCCCCACATGCCAGCGGGTGCGAAACCAGTGTTGCTATCTCCGATGATGACGAGATCGAGCGAATCGGTTCCGGATGCCAGGTCTTTGATGAACCGGCACGCTGTTTCTGAACCGTAAACGCCCGGGCCTGTTCTGCGTGACTCTCGTCGCCATGTGATCAGCATCGCTTTGCTCCCTTTTTTGTTGCCTTGCAACACTCCGGCTTCACGCACGCTTCGGGCTGGTCTGGGTGAACGTCGGCGCGCTCGGCCCATCCCAAAGACATGAACTCAATCGCACGCGATTCGCTCAGGTCATAGACCTGGCCCTCGCCGAAGCCCTCGTCTGCAGTCCCGACCGTTTGCAGCATCTTGACTCGCATGCGACTCCTTGAAATCCCCGTGGGAGGTTTCCCTCCCACGGGGGTTGTTGCAGTGTCAGCCGATTAGGCGGCCGCTCCGCGCAGGTACTTGAACGCCGACATGTTCGTCAGCTTCACGTCGACCCTGTTCGTGCACACAAATCCGACCTGGTCATTCGCGGCATACAGCTCATTCAGCACGCGCAGGCTGTAGCCGGAGCGCTCGCCGATGACGCAGTAGTCGAATGCACCGATCATGCCACAGATGCCGCCGCCGCTGGCGTAGCCCTGAGACGTGGTTGCCGGCGCGGGGACGTAGGCCGAGGCGTACACCGGGATGCCCAGGATGCGATCGGGCTCGCCGAGCACGCCGCTGGGCTGCCAGAAGTAGCCGAGCTGCGTGGCAGCGCCAGTCGCTGCGGCCTTGCGGATGTATGCGAGAGCCGTATCGGACAGCAGAATCGCAGCGCTGGGATGCTGGCGATACTCGCGACCCAGGCTGTACACGAAGTCGATCACCTCGGCGGCAGTGATTGCCGTATTCGCTCCCAGCTGCTTGCCGATATCGGGGCCGCTCGAAGCGATGGTCAGGATGCCCGTGGGCTGTCCGGACGAGCCGGTGCCGTTTAGCATGCCGTTCTCTTCGGTCTGCGCAAACGCCTTCGCGAAGCTGTTCGTGATCACGTTCTCGATCGAGAAGCCAGGACCGCGAGCGGGGGCATCGTCAATCAGTTCGCGGCTCACAACGGCGCGGCCGGCGAGCTTCTTGGGCTGCAGGACCACGTTGCTGTACGTCGGGTTGGTCGCCAGCGAGTCGGTGATTGAGGAACCTTCGGTCGTCCAGTTGACGCTCGCAAGCGCGCTCTCGATCGCAATGTCGCGCTTCCACGAGCCCAGCGGCATCACGGTCGCGATCTTGCGCAGGGTCACCACCTTCTGCAGCAATTCGGACATGCGGCTCTGGAACTCAGTCGGGGCGACGATGTCGCCGAGGCCAGTGCCACCCTCAGAGAGAGCGCGCATTTCGGCCATTGGAGTGTGCTCGCCGCGCTTGAGGTAGGTTTCGTAGGCGCGCATGAAATCATCGCTGCAGCGGAAATCGCCGAAGCGCGGGGCGCGCTGAGCGGTCTCGCGAGCAGCGGGAGCGCGACGCACTTCGGGTGCGTCGGGACCCACGTCGATGAAGGCCGCGTCCTTGTCCTTCGCGGCGAGGCCCATCAGCGTGTGGTTGCGCTCGATCTGCTGCTGCACCTTGCGGTACTCGGCGTTGAGCGCGTCGAACTTGCTGGTCTCTTCGGCGCTCATGTCGCCGCCGTTGGCGTTTGCCGACTCGATCATTTCCTGCATGGCGCGGTAGCGGGCGTCGTTGCCCTCGCGCAGTTCCTTGTAGTTTTTCATGGTGTCTTTCCTTTCGTGCGGAGTGGTCAGGCGCGGTTCACGTTGAGCACGCCACTGGTGTGAAGCAGGCAACCGTCCGCTCGCACGCTGGCGACGAATGCCGTTTGGTCGTTTGCTGCAAAAGTCTCGGTCAGACGCGTGATGGTGAAGTCGCGCATCGAAGTCGCCAGCAGGTACTTGCTGGGGTCGAAGAACATCACGAGCGTGTCGCCGGTTGTCGGGGTGGTGGCGGACAGGCGGTGGTAGAGGGTGGGCAGACCTTCGACAGATGTCCCGGTCTCCATGTTTCCGGCAAACAGCGGGAACAGTGGCGGGAAGAAGGTGCTGTCGAACGATCCGGTCAGGCGGCTGTTGATGACCGCGACCGAGTTCTTCCACGACTCAAATGCCAGCGGCGACTGCGCGCTGTTCGTCGATGCCCAAGCTGCGGCAAGGATGTCGCTGGGCTTGTTGGTCGTCGCCACGCCAGTGCTGGCGGTGCGGCTGTATGCCTTGGCCGAGTTGAACGCGCCCTGGCATCCGGTGCTGCCGTCGCCGATCAGGATCTGAGAGTTGATCTGCGTGATCAGTTCGGCAACCAGTTCGGCCCGGATGAACTCCTCGATGCTGGCGGCTGCGGTTGAATCCTCCAGCAGCTCGTTCGTGACCTTGGTCCAGGCTGTGATCTTCTTCAGGCTGAAGGTGTAGGTCGTGCTGCCGCCATTGCCCTGCTGGGGCAGTGCGAGCGCCGTGCCGGAAGTCCACGACTCGGTGCCGATGTTGGTCTCGGTCTGATTGGTGTTGACCGTCGCGTCGGCCACGTTGATGATCTGCGTGAACTTGCCGGCGGTGTTCACCTTGCGGACGCGGCTCAGGATGGTGTCCTGGCGCATCGACAGTTCGATGAAATCGCTCCAGCCAGTGGGGGCGATGACGTTGCCGAGTCCGGTGCCGCTGTTGCTCAGGGCGCGCACTTCCGCATCGGTCATGCGTC